TTGAACGAAAGGCTTATCTTGTAGCGAGGATAAGACCAGAACGCAGCTCTAAGTTCTAAGCCATTAGATGATTGCTGGACTTCGGTTGAATAGATCGGTGTCCGTTGAATATCAATATCCAGACCCGATAGCGAGGGGAATACTAAGGTACTCATGCGAATTGACTCCCATTACGAATGGCTAACCTATTAGCGGCAAAGATAGATCCCGCATTGGCTTTAACGTAAGCATCAAAGCTGGAAGCATCCATCGCTTGAATGTAGTAGTTATTAACCCCACCCGATTGACCGGTATCGACCATATTGCGTACGCCTTCAGCTAAAGACGCTGGAAGCACCATTTCGCCCTTGTGAAGTTGAGCCATCGCACCATCGACAGGAACATTAGCCCACCCACCCGCAGCCGATTTGAAACCACCAGCCAAAGCTGCAATCGCAGCACCCATAGCCGCACCCAAGCCTAAAGCGACAAGAGGATTCACCCCAGCCCACCAAGCAGTTGTCTTAGCCGCACCCTTGATGGATTCACCCGCAACGACTGTTCCAACACTAGATGCCTGTAATCCCATTTCAGTAGCAGTTCCAGCCATCTTTGTTCCTGTGATGACTGCTTGTGTTTTTTGCGAGAATAACATATTCTTCAGTTCGTTTTTAACCCATTCCAATCCCATTTGAATAAATAGGTTTATCAGGTTAGAGATCATAGAAGCAAATATCTGCCTGATACCTTCAGTAGCAGTAATCGTTCCGGTAATCATGCTGGTTAAACTATTTGCAAATTGAGAGGTCATCGCATTAAATATCTCGGAGAAACTTTCCTCTTGGATTCTTCTCAGTTCCTTAAATCGTTCCTCTACGGACTGTAAGCCTACATCGACCTGAGCAATACTTTCTTCGATATTAAACGCACCTAATACTTGAGGTGTGGCTAACTTCTCTAATTCATTAAAGAACGCATAATACGGAGTGAAATTGGGTGCTTTTTCTTTGCCGAAGGTTTCATCAATTTTATCTAGGGTCTTAAACCATTTCTCATATTCGCCATCTGATCCGGCTAATAGTGCTAATTGAGCTGCGGTTAAACGCTTGACTGATCCAGCTGCATTTGATGCTTGTTTATCTATCGCTGCATATTCTTCTTCAAGATTGGCTTCTAGTATCTTTCGAGTTAATGGATCAAAAAAGGCTATTGTTTTCATTGTGGCATATCCAATATTCTTGAATACGTCACTATAAACATCACCCAAATCGCCAACAGTTCTATTCCAAGCCTTTGTTTTTGCTATTGCGTCTGGAGTCACATCTCTACCATAACGCTCTACTTCATCTGCGGCTTTTGCTAATTCTTCATTGGTAAGCCTAAAGATACCTTTGAGTTGCTCAGAGCCTCTACCAAACAATGAATTGAGTATCACAGTTCTATCGGTTTGATTTTGATATTGATTTCCTAAACTAATAACTTCCATTAATACGTCAAATGTGCTTTTAAGATTTCCGTTTGCGTCTTTTGTTGATATGCCGAAAGCACTAAAAGCCTTCGCATTTTCTCTCATCTGGACTGCTAACTTCTGTTGAGCCATCGCCACCAAGCCGGTGTCAATACCAAGATCGCCTAACGCTTCCTTGAGGGCTGCGGCTTTTGATAGCGATATATCCATTGACATAGATAAGCGATTGATTTCTAGGTTGTAATCATTGGCTTCTCTTATAGCCTTAGAAAAGAAACTTCCAAAGCCGTAAATAGTAGCAATATAGCCTGAAATCTCTGTGAAAGTTTTTACAGTTTGAGATAACTTATCAAACTCTTTACTCATTTTTTGAGTAGATTCTTTAGTCTTATTAGCAGCTTCTTCCATCTGCTTTGTATAGTTTGCTATCTTAGCAATAACTTCAATAGATATTTTTGCATCGACTGCCATAGGTTACTTCCGATTAAAAAGTTGCACAATGTTTTGGAGTTCGTTCTCGTCTGGGATAGTGGGCTTTTTCTTGGTGGGTTTGATTCCGAGATAGGCTTTGACCATAAGATGCAAGGGGGGATTCTCGACCCAATAATCCATCAATTCTCTCACTTGATGTAGGGTTAAGTTATCCACCTCGTCATAAGTCCAGCCGGTGTTAGTAATGATGAGTCCGTAGAGTTCACCGTAATTTAGATCTGCGGACTCTCCGCTTCCCCCGATTTTTTCTGCAATCCTGACGCAGCCATAACCGATAGGAAAGTGGTTTGTAGATTGGATAAGTCTAATAGTTCCTCAACATCAGCCAAACTGAGTTCGGGATAATTTCTTACCATAGCGGAATGAATCACGACCACCATCGCATCAATCTGATCGCTGGTCGGGATTCCACCCATTGATGATAAGACTTCAAGTTTACTGCTTAGACTTTTGAGAGATTTTAAGGTGAGGGAGGGAACAATAAACTCCCTCCCACCCATTGAAACTTTAACTCCATCGAGCAAAGCCATAAATTGTAAATCCTTTCTTTAAGTTACTCGGTCGTGTAGAGTGAAATGACGTTGCCTGAACCATCGGCAAAGCCCATGAAGTCTAAGTCCTCATCGGTAAAATCCTCGTTCTTCATAGCGAAGGAGTATTTACCAAGCGTGACTGCAAAAAGTTTCACACCAATTTGTTTTCCTTTATATGAATTATATAGCTGGACTACATAGGTCGTTCCGCTACCCATTAGGTTATTCGTCAGGGTTACGGTGTTTCCGGTGGCTGATGTGTAAGCATAACTGATTTGAACATTGTGAGAAGCGTCCGCAGCAGCGAAGGTGTAAACACCGGCAGCGACCGAGTATTGACCGGTCGAAGGAGACGAGGTAACTCGGCTTAAAAACTTAGACGATGTTACGTCATAAACGCCTAGATCGGTTGTCCAAGTGGCGGAGTTTGAAACGGTGATCGTGTAAGCCGATGATCCGGGTACTGTTCCTGATTCGTTGTTGCTACCGATGACGGTTGCACCCGCAGTCAGCGTTCCTTGAATGATCTCGTTAATTAAACGACCAGAGATCTGAGCGAACTTTGCTTTACCTTCGATCTTACCGGCTGCCTTAGCGATATCAACGGGGAATGTATAAGAGCCTCGCAGCTCTTTCGTGTCAAAAGATATATCGAGGGTTACGTCTTTCAGCACCCCGACTTGTGTAGCTTGATTCGGGGTTTCGTTATCAACGAGATATAAGCCCCCTAATCCAAAATTATATTGCATAGAAACCTCCTAAAGTTAGTTAATGAGTTCCAAAAGAGATGCTTTAAGAGCGTCTTTGGATTTGAGAATTGAGTTGTAAGATTCCGTAGGGATACCTTTGTTGCGAATTGCATTGTGAAACCATTGTTCTATTTTATCATTAAGAAGTTCAGCCTTTTTGCTTAACTTCTTTTCTGGTTGGATTTTGTCCAATTCAATTTTTTTAAGTTCTTCGTTCATAAGTCTCCTTAGCCTGTGGCTACAATTTCGAAGGGAATAATACAAACACCTTGCTGACCCAAAATCCCCTCGTCTGTGGTGATATTTCCTGTAATCCAAGCGTGTGAGCAAAGCCCACCGAGTGTGGTCAAATAATCGCTTGGCGAATCCATATAAGGTGCGTTGGCGACTGCGGATTCTGTGGCAGTTCGCTCAAATGCAGCTTCAACAAGGGTAATCAGTTGATTGAGTTGAACGCTGGGTGAGATGTTAGGGTCTTGATCGTTTCGGCAGTAGATATAAATTGTTCCGTTGAGTGTCCATTTAGGGGGGAATCCTCGCATATTCTCTACCGATTCAGTTCCTTTGGTCATAATCAAAGCGGGTTGCTGAGAGGCTTCTAGGTCGTCCCAAGTCTTAAAGATGCGACTTACAGTCGAAAAGCCATTGATGAGGGCTAATCGGCTAAATAACGCAGAGAATAGGGCTTCACGATTGAGAGACATTAAAACTCCACCGATTTCAAGATACGTTGAATGATCTCGTCTTTTCTTGCCATAAGTGCATCGGATAGGTAGGGTCTAGGCTCAAATGTTCTGGCTTTCTGATTTACGGATCTGTACGGATGTGCAGCACCTTTCCAGAATAGGGCTTTCTTCTTGGTGGGCAGAATGGTTTGATCGGGTCGTGTCCAGCCTTGATGCCATAAGCGACCATACCAAGCGTTCGTTCCGACTGTTCCCTTGATCTGCGTCATTCCAAATGAGGTAGTGGAGAATACCGAGTTCCTTAATAGACCTGTTCTTACGTTTAGATAGTTGCCTGTAAGATTGCGTTTCGTATCGGCTACGAGTTCCATAATGGATACCGCAATCGCAGTAGCGATATTGGTTCTGGTCTTGATTGATGATTGCTT